ATTAACACAGGCCAACATTTAAATATTATGTCACGATGCGGTGCTTTAATTTATCGCTTGAATGCGAGTAATTATAAGATGGTTTCTGAACCAATTTATCGGAGAAGAGATGTTAAAGGGATGATCCAATCTATTCAAAAACATATGCAAGACATTATTAATACAAAACATAGAGAAATAGAGGATTTACAAGAGAAACATATTGAGGAAATTCGTGTAGTTGTAGAAAGAGAGGCTAAGGTAACAAGAGATTATGTAGAACAAATTAGTGAAAGTTTATATGAAAAATATAAGATTGAGAATAGACAAGAAAACTTTTGTTCTAGACTTGTTACTTATTTCGCAATGTTTCTGATGAAGATTTAGGCTTTTTCAAAAAAAGCCAGCAAAAATACCCTTTGTACGCTTTTTTTTAAAAAGCGTTTTAGTCCTTTTGAATTGCTCTTGCCGCAGGACAAAACTTATAAAATGGTTCTGTATGCCCCTCCTTCATATACCATGTCTTATGCGCACCAAAACTTCTTTGTTCAAAAGAATCTTGAGTACAGAAATTTGCTAGATCCGTAGCAGTCCTAGGTTTATTTGGAGAATCTTCTACGCAATTGGAAAAGAATACATCCTCAGGATAGGTTAATTTAATATTAGGATACTTACGAATACATTGTTTCTGAAAAGAATTCTTTCTAAAACTTAGACCACCAACCCCATAAAAAGAATTATTTTTTGATTCATCCTTTCCCCAGACTACCTTAGAATTTCCTATAGCGCCATCGTATGATCCACATCCAATATAATCAAAATGCATAAAGTCTTTTATCTTAAATGAAGAGGCCGGACATAATACCGCATCTGTCTGAAAGACTAAGATATCTTCCGCCTTTACCTGGTCCCAAAAGTCTAAACGTTTAAATAAAATATTATAATCATCAGGTGTAAAATTATCTTTATCTAAGGCAATTAAGTAAATTTTACGTCCTTCAATATTCTGAACTGCCTCTTTAGCATAATCTAAATGAGACTTTCCATGAAAAACATAAAGATCCCAAGACTTACACATATTTTTATCAAAATTCTCACAAACATACTTTAACATTTTGTGTTTCCGGGGTTCCACTATAACCATAGCACGCCCCTGAACTCTTTTATAAACCCAATACAAAATCATTATACTTATGATAATAACCACAAGTGTAATCATTGTCGTTGTTTTAGATAAACCAAACATTCTACTTATTGTCCCCATAATCCGCGAAGAACTTTCTGGTATTGTTCATTTGACTTAGATGTTACTTTAGTATTGACAGGAACCTCATCTTTTTCTATTGCTGCTATTTTTGCAGCCTTATCTTGTAAATTTTTAAGAATTGCCTTTTCTTCAGGTGTTAAAGCAATAGTATCCTTGAGATCATTTGTCTTACATTTTGCCCCCCCTAAACCCCCCTTTCCAAGAATACATAAACTACTATTTTCATTAAATAAGTAACCAATGCATAAAATAACAATAAGTGCCATCCAACCTGCAGTTATTATATTTCGTGTTGCCAAGAAAAATATAACAAAGATAATAATTCGTCGAAACCATGGTTGATTTAAAAATGCTTCTTGTTCTTTGCTAATTTCCATTGGTAAGAATCTTCCTCCCAAATTAATCAAGAAAATAGCTATTGCCAAAGCATAAGGTGATGCTGCGACTTTAGATAATGTCAAATCAAGAGGTCCACTTGGAAGTGGCATTGGTGGTGGAGGTCCCCCGAAACTCATCTAGTAGTAAATTATGAAATTTGTATCATATTCGCAATATACATCAAAACTGCTAAGGCAGTCAATAAACCTACACGAGGGCACCATTCAGCCCCTAACCATATAGCTAATAATAAAGAAAGACGCCAGACAGGAGATTCCCATAAGGCAACCATTGTAGCAGGGTAGGGTGTCCGGAGAGAAAGTGATTCTAGTGCGTTCCAGCCTATAAGTCCTAAAATTACAATTAATCTTAGACTGGCATCTACTATTCCAGTAGGCTCATCCATCTTACTTTAGCTTTCTATTTATTTGAAGAAGAAGAACTTTCGTGATTATGTGTTGAACTCATGGAAGAGGAAGAAGACGTACGTATATCTTCATTATCAGCATCGGATGTATTAATACGATCAGATGAAATTGCTAAAGGTTTTTCTCCTAATATTTTTTCAATAAACCAGCGATGAGAATTAGATACCAGTTTTGTTGATTGATCAGATTCACTTTGATTTGAAAATCCTTCAGATGAATCCTCTTTTTGAAGTCTGAAAAAAAAGATAAGAGAAACAACAGCCGCTAAAAGACCAGTTGGCCAATCAATCAATACAGCAAAAATAAAAGGGGTAACAAAGAAAACAATAGAGCCAAAAATATTATCTAAAAATTCCATGTGACTCCGGGGTGCTATTTGAGCAAATGATCCTGCCACTATGAGGCCTATTATAGATAAAATAGTTAGAGGCCAGTGTAAAACAACATGAGAATTTGTTAACCAAGACATTAAACTCATATCAATTTCTTCGACCAGATTTGCTTTTGGTAAAGCTTTTGGCGAAGCTTTTGGTGAAACTACAGGTGTAGCCTTAGGCGAAGCCATTCTGATAGTTGCTGTTAATTAATTTGATAAAAAAGAGATACAGTAAACTTAGATGGAGTTCGCCTCCCTTGAGGATGCTTTTCCACAAGTTGAAAAATTAAAAGAAAAACGACGAAAGAGAAAAGAGGGGTTTCAAGCTTATGAGTTACCTCCAACAGATCCCGATCGTCCGGCTGTAAAACGAATGGCAGAAATACCACCCGTGAATCGTTCAAGTAATGAAGAAAATGAATTTTTAGATCAAAATGCTATTTTTTCTAAGAAAATGACAGTCAATAACAGTCTTCCTGAACCCAAGACAATTACTAGACTAGAACAACCTCAAAGTAATATACCTAGTTTTTTTGGAGCAGAGCCATTTTCTAATCCTAGCGAAGATACTTTGGCATTATATCATGAAAATGTAAATAAGTCAAATGGTTACATGTTAGAAGCTGATTTTACCAAGTCATTTGAAGACACTGGATTTGGTAAGTCTGCTGGAACACCTGTGCCTACCCCAGAACTCCGGCAAAGATGGAAACCTATGTCAGCAGATCGTATTGATACTGCGTTTACTAGTTCTAAACCACAATTTGACGGTCTATCTACCGATGATATTCAATCAATGAGATCTAAAATAGATGTTCTAATGGCACGCTTAGATGATCTAGAAAATAGAGCGCAAGGAGCTAATCCCCAACTTGAGATGCTTTCTTTTATTATGACTGGATTATTTCTCATGTTTGCTCTAGACTTAACTGTGCGAAAAATATCTCATTAATAGGTATTTAGAAAATACCTATGTCACGTAAATTATGGACAGATGGATGGAATTCTTTCTGGCATTTTACCTTTGGAGCCTTAGCGTTTAAGATTCCAGTAATTCTTTTAATATTCTTGGTCTATCAGGCTTTTGCTCAGAATGGTTTATATGAAAAAAATGTTACAACAGATATTTTGGAATTCTTTATAGGACTTGTTAGCATGATAGCAGCTTCTTATACTGTCAATCATTTTTATGAAATCCCACATGAACTTTTTAGTGAGATCATACCTGATATTGTTTCTATAAGCATTTAATACTTAAATGTGTTCACTATAGTAAATATATAATGGATAGCGCTATAGGAGAATTAAATGAATTTAAGATTGAATATTTTACACATGACTGTCTGGCAAAAAGTAGTATTGGAATAAACAAGGAATGGGAGCCACATATAACTAAATTCGTAAAGCTATATAATTCTCTATATACTATTCAAAACATAATAGATATAGGGGCTAATTTTGGTTACCATAGTCTATTATTTTCAAAAGAAGTCAAAGGAAATGTATATTCTTTTGAACCACAATCGCAAAATTTTAACTTATTATCTAATAACATTAAACATAATGCTATAAGTAACATAGTAGCATATAATTTTGCTTGTGGTGATATAAATTGTGAAATACAGATGTCTATTATAGAGAATGTATGGTATGATGTAAACATGGGAGATTTTACCCCAAACGTTCTATTAAATAATAGATTTAGTTCTACAAAATCTATTATACTAGATGAAATGGGATTTCCACAGATAGACTTAATTAAAATAGATGTTCAAGGGTGGGAAAAGAAAGTTCTACTTGGATCATTAACTATGTTAAAAACAAACAAACCGGTTTTAATTGTAGAGTTTGAAGAACATCAACTAAAGAAAACTAATACAAGCTCTAGAGAATTATTTGACTTTATTAGAAACAATAATTATTACATATTCTTTCTCGAATATTATTATCCATCAGACCATATTTGCGTACATAACGATATGCTAGATGAATTTAGAATTAAGTTTAAGGATTACATTTTTAACCATGATTTAGATAATACTATAAATCATAATGTTCAGAATGGTGTTACAGAAAAGATAAGGATCCATTAAGTAAAAACTAGACTTATAAAGTATAGTCTAGAAATATAATGAAGATAGCTTTCTTTTTAAGACATTTAAGTCTAAGAGGTACTGAAAATTCGATTTACGATTATGCTGACTGTAATGAAAGTATACTTGGAAATCAATCCTATATATTTATGTTTAAAAAAGAAAAATATCTAGCCCACGGCTTAGAATATCATGATGTAATCTTTACAAAATTTTACAAGAGATTCTCAGTTGTCTTTATAAATGAATACAGTGATATAGATTCGCTCTGTCTAGATTTAAAAATAGATTTATTTTATACTTTAACTTTTGGCTTACACTGGGCACAGCATTATCCATATGGTTATGTAAATTCTGTAAAGACATTTACTCACTGTGTATTTGATACAAGAGAATCATTTGGTTCTATTTATAGCCCTATTAGTCAATCGATTAATATCTTGTTTAAGACAAACTATCCAGTTCTACCACATATGGTTAGAATACACGATACTAAGGAAACTATGAGATCTGAACTAGGAATTTCAAGCGAGGCAATTGTGTTTGGTCGCCATGGTGCTCTAGATACATTTGATATTGAGTTTGTAAAAGAATGTATAAAAGATATCTGTAACCTAGATTTACCAATATATTTTCTATTTATGAATACTCAGGAATTTATAAAACATCCAAGAGTTATTTTCTTAGCGTCTACTGCTGATCCATTTGTTAGACAACGTTTTATAAATACAAGCGATGCAATGATACATGCTAGACACCAGGGTGAAACTTTTGGACTTGCTTGTGGAGAATTTGCTTTGTCTATGAAGCCTATTATTTCATTTATAGGATCAAGGGAACGAGCTCATCTAGATATATTAGGAAACAAAGTAATTGGTTATTCTGATAAACAATCACTTCACACTATATTAGTAAATTTCAAACCAGATATCTACTCTATGAAAAATAATGGATATTTAGAATATACACCAGAATTTGTTATGAAAATGTTTTCTAAGTTAATTAATGAAAACTAAATAGACCTAACCACAGGTACAGGTCTATCTAAATAGACCTAATAAAATCCCACTGTAAATCTCTACAAATTTTCTCCCAAATTTTATCCTGGGCATACAGTTTATCACGATTTTTTAATAAAGGAAAACAATGTAAGAAATCATCTAACTCAAGAAGTTCACACAACTTATATAAAACATAAGAATAAGAAAGAAAATTAGAACGACCTGATGGACAATGTTTCTGAAAAGAAGGCTGGATTTCCTTAAACAAATACCGTAACTTTTCCTCTGTCTCTCTATCCATTATTGGCGCTGTGTGTCCATTGAGTCTTGATAAAATGTGAGGAACGTGCTCGTAGAAAGAATTATACTTGAGTTTCTTTAGAATCTCACGTATCTTACTTCTATTCAAAGAAGAAGCCTGTAACCTTTCTTTCTTAATCTGGCCTAGAATATTTTCAAACACTTCCTCAGGAATTTCTGTGCTTTCTTTTGCCTGGAATTGTGCCAGCCACTCATTAAAATGATTAATACGTTTATAGGCATAATAAGAAATTTCTCTAGGAGGATCCTTATAACTTGGCTTATCTGAGTCCATCAAGATTAATTTATGAAATCCACAATGAGGGCATGAAACAGTTGCGTCATTTACAGAAATCTTCATATCTTCACCGCACGCATCACATGTAAATGAGGTATCATTAAGAGCATGCGTGGTTGGTCTATTATACAAGGGATCCATTCGATGAAGATACTGATCTAATAAAGCATCACGACGCAAGGTATCCCCACCTTGCTCTTTAGAATAGGAATTTGAAGGTGCCTGAACTTTCAACCCACTTATATCTTGCATTGACGCATTCTGTAAAGCCTCAAACACACTACCTGGCCTAGCACGATCCGCTACTTGAACAATATTATCCGCACCCCTGTTAATTCTATCTTGAATATCATAATACTGAAAAAGTAAGTCACCCGCTTGTAAATAGTAATCAAATACTGCCCCCTTTTCATCTATGGATTCTATTTTAGTTTTAACATCTTGTATTTGTTTCTCAAGTTTAAATTTTTCAATATCATTTAATTCTTTTTTATATTCACCAGATAATTTTACAAATTCGGATTTTAATAATCCAACCTGCTCACCAGATTCTTTTGCCTTTGATAAATAATGTTGATGAACGGTATCCAAGGTTGTTCTGGATTCTGGATTAGAACGCTTCGATGGCCGTATCTTGAAGAAGGGGTCGCTCATCTTACTATTCTGGTCATGAAACTATTCTTTAGCCCTATTAAGAGCACTTCTTAGAAGTGCGTCTAACTGTTGGGCTGGCGAGTTCCGGGGCAAAATTGATGTCTAAGGTAGTCTAGGAATAGGCAGATGAAATTCAGCAAAGAATTGCTTTGTGAAATTTTAGAAGAAGGAGGGGCTACTTGCTGTATTGAGTATCCCAGGTATAACCAAAGGTTACGAGTGGTATTTCGATGTTCTTGTGGTAAAGAAACTTCGAAACGCTTTGAGATGCTGAATCTCTATAGACTACCGTATTGTGAGGAATGTAGTTTGAAGATAAAAGAAAAACGTAAACAGAAATCAAATATGATAAAATATGGTGTTACTAATACTGGTTCTGTAAAAAACGTTAAAGATAAAATTAAAAATACATTTCAAGAAAAATTTGGAGGTCATCCTAAGAATAATAAGGAGGTTCAAGATAAATGGAAAGCAACATGTTTAGAAAAGTATGGTGGTCACCCAAATCAAAATAGAGATGTCCAAATAAAATCAGAGGCAACGTCGTTTCATTATAAGGATTACATGCTTCCATCTGGAAATCTTGTAAAATACCAAGGGTATGAAAATTTGGCGCTTGATGAATTGGTGCAAGTTTATGAGGAAGAGAATTTGGGTATAGGAAGATCAAATGTTCCTTCTATTGACTATTACATTGATGAGAAGAAACATGTTTACTTCCCAGATTTCTTTATAAAGTCCGAAAACAAGATAATTGAGGTAAAGTCGGTTTGGACAATAGGATTAGCAAGGGGTAATATTGAAGAAAAAGCCCAGGCAACAGTAAAAGCAGGATACAAATATGAAATCTGGGTATATAGTGATAAGAAGGTGAAAGTTGAGAAAAAGGTTTACTAAAAATTCAAGTCTCCGGGTGAAATTCACTTTTTCGCCGAAAAAATCATTTTGCCAAATTTTTTTTCTCTGGCACGTGTATAACAACATGACTGGAGGGGGTCTTATGCAATTAGTAGCCTATGGAGCACAAGACGTCTATTTAACCGGTAATCCCCAGATTACCTTCTTCAAGGTAGTCTACAGGAGACACACCAACTTCGCCATGGAGTCCATTGAGAACCCTTTTAACGGTTCTCCTGGTTTTGGCCGCAAGGTTACATGCACCATTCAGCGCAATGGTGACTTAATCTACCGCATCTACCTCCAGGCCACTCTACCCAAGGTGTCTCTACAGACCACTGACGGCTCTGGTGCCCAGTTCCGCTGGCTCAACTGGGTCGGTCACAACTTAGTCAAGAACGTTGAGCTAGAGATTGGTGGCCAGCGTATCGACAAGCACTATGGTGACTGGCTCCAGATCTGGAATGAGCTCACCCAGGAGGCTGGCAAGCAGGCTGGCTATGCCAAGATGGTTGGCAACGTGCCCCAGCTAGTGAATCTTCTAGTTCAGGGTGGTGAGGATTGCGACAATGACTGCAGCGGCGGTGAGCCCAACTCTTCCAACGAGTTCCTCATGTGCGCCCCTGAGTACACTCTATACATTCCTCTCCAGTTCTGGTTTAACCGCAACCCTGGCCTTGCTCTACCTCTAATTGCCCTCCAGTACCACGAGGTCCGCATTAACCTTGAGTTCAACGACCTACGCAACCTATGCTATGACCAGACCCCTGCTCTATCTAACACCCACACCATCCGTGACCGTGTGGCCGCTGCTGGCCTAGTCGCTGCCTCCCTCTACGTAGACTACATCTACCTAGACACGGATGAGCGCCGCAAGTTTGCCCAGGTCTCCCACGAGTACCTAATTGAGACTCTACAGTTCACTGGCGGTGAGTCCATCACCAGCAGCTCCAACAAGCTCAAGCTAAACTTCAACCACCCTTGCAAGGAGCTAATCTGGGTTGTCCAGCGTGATTCCTTTGTCTCTTGCGATGACAACGTCATTGCTCCCTGGAAGGGCCAGCAGCACTTCAACTACTCTGACTGGTGGGACCGTGCCGTCCTAGAGTCTGGCTACAGTGTAACTCGTGTTGAGGGCCTTGCTGGCAACAACCCCACTGTCACTGCTCTTCTCCAGCTCAACGGCCACGACAGGTTCCAGGTTCGTGAGGGACGCTATTTCAACGAGGTCCAGCCTTACCAGCACCACACCAACGTCCCTGCCGTTGGTATCAACGTCTACTCCTTTGCTCTTCAGCCCGAGCAGCACCAGCCCAGCGGCACCTGCAACTTGTCTCGTATTGATAACACCACTCTCCTACTCACGGTCTCCAACAACGCTGTTGGCACGGCCACCAGTGCCACTGTCCGTGTGTATGCCACGAACTATAACGTTCTACGCATCATGTCGGGTATGGGCGGACTCGCATACTCCAATTAAGAGTATTCGTGGACAAGTTCCTATCACAACAAGAGCAAAAGAATACAAAATCAAATTTACACGAAATACGAAAGTGTGGACAATGTCCCCGGTTCCGGAATTCGTAGACAAAAATTGAATCCAGTGTTTAATGTATAATTCTATAGTATATATGGAAACCTGTAAAGCCATAGTTCAAGAGGGTTCCAGAAAAGGAGAACGATGTCAGTTTCCACCTGGCCCTGAATCATACTGTGGAAGACATCTGCGAAACAAGATATTTGATGATGGAGTAGCACAGGGTAAAACCTGGTGCCGTTTCTTCTTTCGTGGATGTAATAATGAAGCAAAAGGATCCTGTGATGATTGTAAGAAAAAGTTATCTAAGAAAACTCTTTCTTGTAAGCACGAGGGGTGTAAGTTCAAGGTGATTGAAGGTGACTTCTGTAAGAAGCATGAGCGTGATAAGTATTACCTTGAAGAGAAAGAAAAAGGTATTCAATATTGCGATATAGCACGAGGATGCTTTACACTTGTAAAAGATAAGAAGTCCTGTGAACCTTGCTTAGAAAAAGAGAGAAATAGAGATACAGACAGATACAAGAATAAAAAAGATATTATAAAAGCAACAGAGGTTCAGAATACTCTAGTGCGCTCATGTATTAAATGTGCAAAAGATTTTGAGACATTCAAGACTAGATATGGAAAAGATTCAATGAATTGTTTAGAATGTAGAGGTAAACAAGCAACCAACGATAAAAAGAGAGAGAATAGAGAAAGAAATTATATGAAAGAAAGATTACAGCATTTAGAAATTCATTATAAACATTATGTAACTGGATCTTTTAAAAGAGGATATGGTGACGTTGAATTAAACTTTGAAGAATTCAAGATCCTAGTAACTAGCCCCTGTCATTACTGTAATAAAAGAAATGAAGAGGAAGCCAATGGAATTGATAGAGTAAATAATGACCTAGGGTATACTAAAGAAAATTGTGTTCCTGCGTGCTGGAAGTGTAATCGTATGAAACACTTCTACCACCCAGAATTCTTTATGGAAAAATGTAAGATTATTTCAAAGAAAGTAGAACCGACAAAAGAATTCTATACAAAATGGTCAACATATTATACACGTTCATGTTATAATAATTATACCACTTATAAGAGAGAAGCTGAGGAAACACGTAATTTACCCTTTGAAATTACACAAGGGCAATGGAATTTCTTAACTCGTTCTGCCTGTTATCTTTGTGGATACCAGGATGCCCATGGAATTGGCCTAGATCGCATAGATAATACAATCCGAAAATATACACTTTGGAATTGTAGACCCTGCTGTGGTTCCTGTAATTCTATGAAAGGAGAAATTCCTTTAGAAGATTTCTTAGACCAATGTTCAATTGTAGCATCATCATTTCTAGAATTCAAGGGAGTTCCGCAGCAAAAGAATCCACTAAAAGAAGCAGAGGATAAGGGGCATTTAATGAATCCAGAAGATAGGGTACACTGGAAATCTAAGGGACTCTATTATGCTATTTTAAGCGATACAGCCCTTACATTTCAGCAATCGTATAATGACGTATTTACAGTAAGTGAATATACAACTCTTTGTAAAACAGTAAAAGAGTCAACAAAAGAAGTTGGACTTTCTTTACTCAAAGATCTTCTAGGTAAACTAAAAAAAAGAAAATACCGTTTAACCCATAAATCTACTAATGTTGCGAATCCCTCCACCATAAACCATTCTCTCCAATCTCCTCAGGCCACCAGTAAGGAACAGTCCGTGTAGCCACTGTTATCTTCTCAGGCTTTCTTAACTCAGGATTAATTGAGCACATTACATCTTTAAATGTCTTATTATCAATATGACCACCTTTATTTAGAGCAAAGACAAATTCACTTGCGATTCTCTTCTTTGGCTCTTGGGAAACCATTGGTTCAACGTGTCTCGTGGCAATTCTCAAAATTCCTAGAAGTTCTAGAAGAGAAATCTCAATCTTTACTTCTTTTGGTTCCCGATCCATGCCCTTAAAAAAGGTTAGGATCATTCAATTTTTTCATATAATATATTACTCTTATAGAGCAATGTATAATAGGTCACGTGTTGATAAAATGCAGCATCTAAAAAATACGTCTCCAGAGATAGCAGCTATTTTAGAAAACACATTGAAAAAAAGAGAAACTGCCTTTACTAATCATCTTGAACAAAGAGAAATACGTAAGAGTATAGGAAAACCTTTGGTAGTTTCACAGGTAAAACAAGAGAGTCAAATCTTAGTAAAACCTCCAAATATGAGTATTATTGAATTTAGAAAACAATTAATTAATATGGCTGCGCCTATGGCTATGGCTGCGCCTATGGCTGTGGCTATGCCTGTGGCTATGCCTATGGCTAAACCTATGGCTATGGCTGCGCCTATGCCTGTAGATAAAATACATCAACAATTTGGAAATTTGGTTACAGCAACACTTAGCGCTGGTCTAGGAAACTGGATCTTTAAGATTCTAGCAGGCCTAGGATACGCAGAAAAATATGGAAAACAATTTGTCATAACAAAAAACAATATAAACTATGGAACAAAAGCGCATGAAAAGGGGCTATTAGAAAAGATTACAAAAATTTTCCCTAGTCTACCTATTAAAGATTTAATTCCAAATTGTTATTTTATTACAGAGAAAACAGAATTTAAATATTCTCCTCTTATATCTTACAATTCAAATATATGTCTAAATGGATATTTTCAGAATGAAGAATATTTTCCTTCTGAAGAGTTAATACCCACAATTAAAACTTCTTATTATCCTGATACCTACTTTGTACATGTTAGAGCTGGGGATTATATTGGAAGTCAAGAATTTGGACTTGATTTAGTAGAATACTATAAGAATTGCTTTTCTTTGCTAGATCCTAATGTAAAATACATAGTATTTTCAAATGACAATGGGTATGCTGATACCTATATGAAACAATTTGGAGTTTCATATATAATATCTGAAAAGCAAGATCAAGTGGATACATTGATTGAAATGGCAAATTGCGCAGGAGGTATATGTGCGAACTCATCCTTCAGTTGGTTAGGAGGGCTATTTCAGGGTTCAACTAGAGGGCAGATATTTATGCCATCTGTTTGGATAAAGGGGCGCAATTGTTCTGAAATATATCCTAGTTGGGCTACTGTCATGGACCTTACAGGAAAAGTGGTAGCTAAACCCATAATACTATTACAACAAAATCAAAATAGATTACCAGTTAAAGAAGAACGTCAGCAACGAAATATAAAACCAGAATATAATACTATTGATTTAACTAATTTTATAAATAGAAATGAAAGTAATAAGACAATTATACATGTTTTAGATAGTTCTAATGGATTTGGTGATTTTTTAAGAGGTTCTATATTACTAGCACAATATGCTAAATATTTTAATATACATTTCAAAATGAATGTATCAAGGCATAATATATGTAAATATTTAGATAAAGGTATAAATATTATAGATTTCACTGATCCTGTTGAATTAATTTGTTTTAATGGAGGAGGTACAGATAGTAAATTAAGACCATTAATTGAACAATTCCTAAAATCAGAAAAAAATATATTGTATATAACAACCAATCTTTATTATAATATACGCTATTTAACAGAAGATATAAAAGAAAATATTAATAGCTTCTTCCAATTTAAGCAGGAGTTTTATGATAAATCCAAGGTTTTATTTAGCCTAGAAAAATATAATGTCTTACACATTCGATGTAAAGATGAACATTTTATAAATAATTTTGATGACGATAGATTAATATACGAAATAATAAAGCTTCAATTAAATAATGATACAATTATAATTAGTAATAACTGTTCACTAAAAAGAAAGTTAAATAAGTTATTCGGTTTTCATTATATTAATAATGAAGCATATCATACTGCGAAATTGAATAACTATACAGAATTAGAATCTACAATTATTGACTATATTATACTTTCTAAATCATATCGTACATATTGTTTCAGCTATTACCACCACGGTAGTGGATTTAGTGAACAATGCTCTATATTAAATAATATACCATATAGTGTTATATATTTACCTAATAACAATACCATTACTAGTGAAGAAAGAGATATATTATCTGTTCATTACAGTAATATAAAGGAAAATATAAACCTTGTATATGGGTTTAAGGATCTAAATAAACAAGATGTTAATAAAGAATATAATAATATATCATTTATAACTTTAACAAATAATGGGTATATAGATTATACATTAAATTGCTTAAATTCATTAGAAAATATAAATATAAAACAGAAACTAAAGGTATATTGTATAGGTAAAGAAGGATATACTATATTTAATAATAAAGAGGTTATGTGCGAGTTAATAGATGATACAAAAGCATCTGAATTTCAAGAGTTTAGAAAAAGTAACTGGTCAAATGTAACTTTTTATAAATTTAGAATAATATATGATAACTTATTAAAGAATGAATATGTATGTATTACAGATGGCGATATCGTGTATGAAAATAATTCTATATTTGATTTCTTATTAAGTAAAATAGAAGATAATGATATGTTAATTCAATCTGAAGGTATTAAGCATCATGATTTATGCTCGGGATTTATGTTTATTAAATCTAATGAAAATACTCTTTCATTATTTAATCCTAAAAATACAGAAAAAAATAAGAATATAGCAGGATGGGATGACCAAGTCTATATAAATTTAATTAAAGATAAAATAAAATATAAAAAATTACCAATATCCCTATTTCCTACTGGACTGTATTATTATAATTATAGTAATACAATTGAACCTTTTTTAATACATTTTAATTGGGTAATTGGGCATGAAAAGAAACAAAGGATGATTAAATATAATAAATGGTATATATCTAATAAAGTAAAAATATGTCAGTATGGCACCGATGGGTTTGGGCATCAATTTGAGGGAATGTTACGTTTATTATCATTATCTTTAAATAATAAGGCAGAGTATCAATATAATTATAAGAAAGAATTCCAGTTTGAACATAAAAATTTTAAAATAGAAAAAATAACATCATACTTATTAGAAGGATTAAAAATAATATCAAATAATAAGACCTCATCGATATTAAATACTAAACTTAATATTATTAATAGAGAATATAGAAATTTTGATGAAATTTTAAGAAATAAAAGAGGGGTTGAAGATAATATTTATTTATACGATGGTGTATCTTCTAATATTCCAAATACATTACCTCCTAATTTTGAACCTAGTAATGAAATAAAAAAATCATTAACTAAATTAAGAGAAGGGTTTGTTGAAAAGAATATCTATTTACCATTACAATCGTATGATAATACCTCTATAAATATATGTTGTCATATTAGATTAGGTGATGCGGTAGGACAACGAATATTAGATAATGAAAATTTATTTAAAGTTATTAAAGAATTTCAAAAATATGATAAGTATCGCATTATTATTCATACAGATGGTGATGTTAAACATCTAGAGAGTAATAATACAATAATTTACAATTCAACTACTGACGTATTACAAGTATTAAGTGATTTCATCTTTGCCGATATTTTAATTATAACATATTCATCATTATCTATTGCAGCACATCTTTTAGGAAGTGATAAACAATGTGTTATTTGTCCTAGTAATGCTGGTCCTACATTTAAACATAGAATATTAAATAAGTGTATAACGACTAGTGAATTTTTTAAGATGATACCTAAAATATAAAATAATTATCTAATATAGATGTCCTATTTATATACTGCGATTATAATTGAACCCAGAAAACACCCCGCTATGCATTTTGTTCTAAAAAATTTCTTAGAAAATTTAGATGAACGATGGGGATTTATAATATTTCATGGCACTAAGAATGATCAATGGTTACGAGATATGATTAACTCAGAATTTAGTTCAGATAAAAATAGAATACAATTGAATAATTTAAATTTATCAAATATATCATGGAAAGAATATAATAAATTGTGTAGTAATAGTGATTTTATTGAAAAAATACCAACAGAGCAGTTTTTAATTTTTCAGGTTGATACTAGTATATGTAATTCTGAGAAGAATCTAATCTATGACTTTCTAAAATATGATTACGTGGGTGCACCGTGGTTAATAACGCCCGGTTCAGATAGTGAATTTTGTGGTAAAGTAGGAAATGGAGGGCTTTCTCTTCGCAGAAAATCTAAGATGCTAGAAGTAATTGAAAAAGTTCCATATCCAGATAATATTGCTGAAGATGAATACTATTGCATTTATAATAAACTAGTTACACTAAATAGACCCACGTATGAAGAGGCCCAGTTATTTTCGATGGAAACCGTTTACTCAGGGCGATGTTTCGGTATACATAAACCATGGTTACATGAAGCAGGTAAAGTAGATCTAGAAATTCAGTTTCCAGGATATAATGAGTTAGTTAGACTTAATTCACTTCCAGTTCCAGACTAGGCCATTCTCCCAGCATCGCTTCCATAGCAGCCTGTCTTCGTTCCAGGGGAGTCCCAATGAGTTTAGCAGATCGTCTCTTCCACCACCATTCAAAGCGCAGCGCTTCTCTCTTAGATTCAAAGCCTTTAATGTAACAAACTCTATACCACCCCCCTGGCACTCTAGAAGTTGCTCGGGCTCCACCTTTTAGCTGACCATTGTGTTGTCTCAGACGACGATCAGGATCTATAGTGGCACCAACGTAAGTCCTAGAAGGGGCTAACGTAGTTGCTAGTAAGTAGACAAACCAGGATTTTTCTTGACTTATAGTTTCACTTATAGGCTTCTCATTAGATTCGCTTATAACTGTTTCTTTTCCATTAGCTTCACTTGAACTGATAGACCCCGTTTGTTTACTAGACATTATCTTTATTATATCTATATAATTATTGTTTAATATACTATTACGCTTAGAAGATTATTTAGTGGGTCCAAACATAGGTTTGCGTACTCTTTCCAAAGGGATCATCCCCACCAACTCGTTTCCAATCCCCTAGTTCTCCATCTGGTATTAAACCTTTATCACTGGCCTCTTGGAATTCTCCTTCTGTTAATTGATGCTGACCTAGTTTAGCAGCAGCTACTTTTCCTTTTATACTCTCTTTATTTGCCCTTTGAGCATTTTTATTTGGGTTACGTTTTCTATATTTCATAACATAACTACCCATTCCTCCGCTACCTTCATAAACTTCAAATTGTTCCCACTCACTCTTGTTTATTAATTCTAGACGAATAGCTTCTTTATATTCATAAATTTCAAGACTTGTATTTTCATTAATTTTATCCTGTAATCTTAGTTTCTCCATTCTATTTTCAACAGATAATCTATGAGTGCTTTGTGAACTATGAGCTCTTTGTGAACTATGAGCCCTTGGTGGACTGCGGGCTCTTGGTGGGCTAGGAGCTTTTGGTGGACTACGAGCTCTTTGTGAATTGTTGCGCCGGGTTGTATTACGCTTAGCTTTATAATTTTCAAACTGTTCTACTGTTAATGGTACACCTGTATTTTTAAATACTACTATATGGCCGTGGTGACGTGCCCATTTTGTTTTACGTGCTGTTCCAAATAATGCATTCTTCATTGTACTACCTCTTCCTGGCGCACGTGTCGCAAGTCCTTCTGGCAATGATGACATTCTATTATATTATTATAAAAAAATAGCTGTAAATAAGAATAAAAAGTTAAGAAAAACGCAACTTTACCGTAGACTAATTTATAAAGTTTAGCACCATGGTTAATACTTTAGTCTTAGCCTGTAGTAGAATGGATAGACCAAGTGAAATTAGAGGTGGAGCAAGAGTTTCAGGGTTTACAGGTAATCCAAAAATAATGCCATCTGTAGCAAATATTGGAAATTACAAGGCTACCGAAGATTGGTGGTTTATTCTACCTGCCATATTG